GAAAAAGAAAAAGAACGTCTTATTAAATCAAGAGACAGGATTTTACAAAGAAATTCTAAACGCAGTGTAATTATTTTAGAAGAGCTTAATACAAAGATTAGTCTTATAGAACAAATAGAAGAAATGTTTTACAGTGAGAAACAACGTAAAGATTTTATAAAAACCCACAAAAAAAGACATGTTAAAACAAATATTTAATAATAGAAAACAAATTCTTGAAGGAATTAAAAATAATCTCTTTAAGAAAGAACACATTGAGCAAATTGCTAATGGTCGTTTAGAGATTTGTAAAGGATGTATACATTATGATGTAACAGGAACAGGTTGTTTATTTTTTGGTACAGCACCTTGCTGTAATAAGAATACAGGTGGATGTGGATGTAGTTTGTCATTAAAAACCAGAAGTTTATCTTCAGATTGTCCATTAGCTGTTCCTAAATGGAATGCAGTTTTAACAGATGAGGAAGAAGATAATCTTAATAAAAAATTAAAATAATGTCATTACAATTTATACCTGAGCTGCATAAATATGTGTCAATAGATGGATCAGAAATTACATGGACATCTGTCACCAATTTTATTTCAAAATTTAAACAACCCTTTGATGCTGACAGTATAGCAATGAAGGTGAGTAGGTCTAAGAAATCAAAATGGTATGGAATGAATTCTGACGATATTAAAGAAGCTTGGAAGAATGAAGCAAAACGTGCAACAGATTTAGGTACATGGTATCATAATGAAAGAGAAGCTGATATATGTGGATTAGAAACCATTGGTAGAGAAGGAATAAATATTCCTGTATATGCACCCAATCTTAATATTGATGGTACAAAAAATGCACCCGATCAAAAACTTACAGAAGGAATCTATCCAGAACATATGATTTATTTAAAGTCTGTTGGGCTCTGTGGTCAATCTGATTATGTTGAAGTGGTAAATAAGAAAGTGAAAATAATTGATTTTAAAACTAACAAAGAAATTAAAAAAGAATCATTTAAAGACTATACAGGAAAAAGTCAAAAAATGTTTGCACCCGTAAGTCATTTAGATGATTGTAATTTTAATCATTATGCATTACAACTTAGTATGTACATGTATATGATTATTAAACACAATCCTTTGTATAAACCCGGAGAAATGAAACTTCATCATATTATATTTGATGAAGCGGGTAAAGATAAATATGGCAATCCTATTTCTGCATTAGATGAGCGTGGTAATCCTATTGTAAAAGAGATTATACAATATGATGTGCCCTATTTAAAACAAGAAGTAATTTCATTAATTAATTATAAAAAAGAAAATCAAAATGGATAAAATTAATGTTAAACCAACTATTAAAGATAAAACAAGTTGGACAATTCTACCTGATAATGGTTATAAATTAAATGATATTAAAAATTTATATCTTAATAAATTTGTTACAGACGGTGAAGACGTTCTTCATGTAACAAGTATTAAATTTATTCCTACAGGATTTAATAAAAACGATTATGTTGTAGAATTAATTGACGATGAACAGGAAGCATCTAAATTTTTAGAAATATGAGAATAAATAACACATTTGAAATTGGAGAAATTGTTTATGTAAAAACAGATGTGAAACAAGAACCAGGTGTTATTGTTTCTATGTATGTTACATTAAATGAAATAATGTATTATGTTTCAAGGGATGAGTTTGTTAATAAATATTATGATTTTGAACTTTCCAGAGAAAAAGATAATACATTAAAAATGGAGAATATATGATAAGGTTATTTGATATAGTTAATAGTAAAGTGATTCCTTCTGAGCATTGTTACACTATTTCTTCTTTTAAAGAAATAATAGAAACATATCCTGAAGAATGCTCTAATATTTTTGCATATATATTTTATCTTTCTTGTCCAAATCCTGATCTTAATCCATTTTTTGATGTACCAGAGGTGGACAAAGAAGAACTTGTAAGAAGGGAAGTGGGTGGAGATTTTGATTCAGATGATGAATTAATAATGAATGCTTTAGATGTAGCTAAAAAATTATATGAAACTCCTACAGTGAGAGCATATATGGGTATTAAAACCATGTTAGATAGGTTGGCTAAATATATGGAAACAACAGAAATTGAACATGGGCGTGATGGAAACATTACGGCTCTTATTAATGCCGCTTCTAAATTTGAAGCTATAAGACAATCTTTTAAGGGAACACTTAGAGACCTTGAAGAAGAACAGAAATCTACTGTGCGAGGTGGTCAAAATTTAGCATACGATCAATAATAAATTTATGAAAAATGAACACTTATACGAATGGGTCTTTCACTTCAACACTTACACTGGAAAATGGTATGGATTTTTACGAAAGTATTTCGTTGAGTATTTTAATGGAATGGGAGGAGACAATATCTTATCCGCTTCCACAATGGGAGAGTTGCTTAAGTTGATTAAGGAAAAACAATGATGACAATTCCTACATATGAAAATGGTATATGGACTATTACAGAATTTAATTCTAGAGAAGAATTTAGAGATTTTGTAAGAAGTGTTTTTATTGATGCAGGACCTGATGTGGGATATGAGTTTGATGAAACAAGTTTTTTATTTAATCAGGAAGCAAAAAAGTTTCAAAAAAACGGATATTATTGCAATGCTCCCATTAAATCAAAAGACTTTGTAAACTATTGGAATGAACAAAAGTTAAAATGTAGAAACGGGGTTATTTTTAAAAATAATGATAAGACATGGTATCTCACCAGAGATTATTACATGTGGTTAAATTTTCTTCCAATTTATGATAAAGAAGAGAAGAGATTTGATTTTGCTAAAGTGAGAGATGCTCAATATCATATGGCACTTTATGAACATTTAGCAGAATTAAATTACAAACATGTTCCAATATTAAAAAAACGTCAGATTGCTTCGTCATATTTTCATATGGCAAAGCTTATTAATCAATATTGGTTTGAAGAAGGTTCTGTTAATAAAATAGGTGCTAGTTTAAAAGACTACATTTCTGAGAAAGGATCTTGGAGAATGCTTAATGAATACCGTAATTTTCTTAATGAACACACTGCTTGGTATAGACCTTCTGAACCAGATAAGGTGTTTTCTTGGCAACAACGTATTAAAGTGAGAACAGGTGGTAGAGACACTTACAAGGGTAACAAGTCTATTATTACAGGCACATCATTTGAAAAAGATCCGACTAATGGTGTAGGAGGGCCTGTATCCTACTTTTTTCATGAAGAAGCTGGTATTGCTCCTAAGATGATGGATACATATGAGTTTATGAGACCTGCTATGCAATCTGGTATGATTACAACTGGTACATTTATTGCTGCTGGATCTGTGGGTGATCTTGATCAATGTCAACCGCTTAAGGAAATGATATTGTTTCCTCATAAATACGGTATGCAAGCAGTGACAACCAACTTGCTTGATGGTGATAAAACAATAGGGGAAACAGGTTTATTTATTCCCGAACAATGGAGTATGCTACCCTATATTGATAAGTATGGAAACTCATTAGTAAAAGAGGCATTAGAAGCAATTTATGAGGAACGCAAACAATGGAAGAAAGATCTTTCTCCAGAACAATATCAACTGCGTATATCTCAAAAACCAACAAACATTGATGAAGCATTTGCTACAAGAAAAGAATCTATATTTCCACCCCATCTTATTTCACATCAATTAAAAAGAATACAAGAAGGTGAATATTCTGTACAGTATATTGATTTATATGTAGATGAGAATGGTAAAATCACTCCAAAAACAACAAACAAGCAGCCTATTAAAAAGTTTCCTATAGATAAAACTATGGAAGACAAATCGGGTGCTATTTGTGTGTACGAAAAACCAATTCCTAATAGTCCATGGGGTACATATTATGCTTCTATTGACCCTGTAGGAGAAGGTAGGGCTGAATGGGTTGGTAATATGGTATATACACCAAATGGAAAAAGAAAAATAGGAGAACTTAAGGTTAATGATTATGTAATAGGATCAGATGGTAAAAAAACTAAAGTTACAGGTGTATATCCACAAGGCAAAAAAGAATTATATAGAATTTCTTTTAATGACGGATTTAGTGTCTTAACATGTAAAGAACATTTGTGGAAAGTTTATCCTAATACTATGGATAAAAAGGACGGACATGTTTTAAGTGTAGAACAAATGCTAGATGTAAATGGAATTATTGATAGCAATGGTATAGGTAGAAACGCACTTAAAAAATATAAAACATCAACTTATTATAAGAATAAATATGGTTGTAAATGGAGAATACCAATTGTAGAACCTATTGTGTTTAAAGATGTTAATTTACCATTAGATCCTTATTTTTTAGGATTATTATTAGGTGATGGTGGACTTACAACAAGAGCTATAAGATATGCTAGTGCTGATCAAGAATTAATAAATTATATAAGTGATATTTTACCTGAAGATATTTCTATAAAAAAAGTATCAGCATATGATCATAAGATATCTGCGTGTTTACATAGAAATAGTATAACACAAAAATTAAGAATGTTGGGTGTAATGGGAAAAGGTGCAAAAGATAAGTTTATACCTGAAATATATAAAATAGCATCAATAAACGATAGATTACGCATTTTACAAGGACTTATGGATACCGATGGTTATTGTGGTAATCATGGTGCTGAATTTTATTCTATATCAAGAACATTAGCTTATGATGTTGTAGATTTAGTTCATTCACTTGGTGGAGTAGCTAGAATAAGAAAAAAAATAACTAATAGAAAAGTAAGAAATGGAGTTGGGTTTGTTTATATAGTTAGAGTAAATTTACCACCTCAATTTAATCCTTTTAAATTAACGAGGAAATCTTCTAAATATTATAAACCTTATAAATTTAGTAGATATATTTCTGACATTTCTTTTGAAAGAATAGATGATGCAGTGTGTATTTCAGTTGAAAACAAAGATTCATTATATGTAACTGAAAATGCTATTGTCACTCATAATACAACAACCAGTGACTCTCTTTGTAGCATATTCATCTATAAAAATCCTACAGAAGTAATTAAAGATGAAGGAAATGGGAATGTAAAATCACATTTTGAACGAGATGGTATTGTTGCTTCATGGTGTGGTAGATTTGATGATTTGCAAAAAACTCATGAAAGACTGGAATTATTAATAGAATGGTATAATGCTTGGACATTATGTGAAAATAACGTGAGTTTGTTCATACAATATATGATTAGTAAAAGAAAACAGAAGTATCTTGTACCAAAAGATCAGATTCCTTTTCTTAAAGAATTGTCTTCTAATGCTAATGTATTCTCTACATATGGGTGGAAAAACACAGGAACATTGTTTAAAACCCACCTTATTTCTTATGGTATACAATATTTACAAGAAGAAATAGATGCTCAAACAGACGAAAACGGAGAAGTGATTAAACGACATTATGGTGTAGAGAGAATTCCAGATCCAATGTTATTAGAAGAAATGAAGCAATATCAACCTGGTTTAAACGTAGATAGGTTAGTTTCATTTTGTGCACTTGTAGCATTTGCACAAATCCAGCAAAACAACAGAGGAAGGACTACAAGAGTAGAAATATCAAATGATAAATTGGAAAATACACAAAAATTAAGTAAATTATCAGTAAGGAGTCCCTTTAGACATATGGGTATGAATTCAAACATTTCAGGTTTGGTTAATAAAAACAGAAGTTTATTTAAAAATATTAAATAATGCAAATATATAACGCGCTTGACCTCAAAGCTGGCAAGAAGGTAGAATACAATAAAATGGGCACATTGATGCAGCCCGTTCAATTTCTGCCTGAAGTTGAAAAAGATGATGAGTGGAGAGCATGGAATTTAGATTGGTTGGAATGGCAGGGTATGCGTCAATTAAGACGTAATGCTGTGCGTTTATTAAAAAACTACAAATTAGCTAAAGGTATTATTGACAAAACTGATTACATTGTAGAAGAAAATAATCCTAATGCAGAGCTTATTGACATTCTTACAAAAGAAGATAAGACGGCTCTTGAACTTAAATTCTACCCAATTGTTCCCAATGTAATTAATGTTTTATGTTCTGAGTTTAGTAAGAGAGCGTCTAAAATTATGTTTAGGACAGTGGATGAATTGTCTTATAATGAGATGTTAGAGGAAAAAAAGAACATGATAGAAGAGGTGCTTATGCAAAAAGCACAAGCTAAAATGTTTAATAAGCTTATAAGTATGGGAGTTGATCCCAACTCAGAAGAATTTCAACAGGAAATGTCTCCTGAAAAATTAAAATCACTTCCAGAAATTGAAGGTTTTTTTAGAAAAGATTACAGAAATATTTATGAAGAATGGGCAACCCACCAACATCAAGTGGATGTAGAAAGATTTCACATGGATGAATTGGAAGAAAGAGGTTTTCGAGATATGCTTATTACAGATAGAGAATTCTGGCATTTTAGAATGATGGACGATGATTATGAAATTGAGCTTTGGAATCCTGTACAAGTGTTCTATCATAAATCTGCATCTGCAAGATATATATCTGAAGCTCATTGGATTGGTATGATTGATCTACTCACTGTAGCAGATGTTATAGATAAGTTTGGGTGGATGATGAATGAAGAACAGCTTAAAGCCTTAGAAGTTATTTATCCTGTAAGATCTGCTGGATATGCTCTACCCGGTATGCAAAATGATGGATCTTACTATGATCCAACAAGATCACATGATTGGAACACTCAAATGCCTGGTCTTGCATATAGGCAGTTTATGAGTACATATGACAATACAAGATGGAGCGGTGATGTTATTCAAATGATTTTAAATGAATCTGAAGATTTATTAGATTGGGGTAATGCACATTTATTGCGTTGTACAACGGTGTATTGGAAGTCACAAAGACGTGTTGGACACCTTACAAAAATTACCGAATTAGGTGAAATGATTCAAGATATTGTATCTGAAAGTTACAAAATCACAGACAAGCCACTATATGATACAAGTTTATATAAGCAAAAAACAAAAGACAATTTAGTATTTGGTGAACATATTGATTGGATATGGATTAATGAAGTTTGGGGTGGTATTAAGATTGGACCAAACAGACCTTCTTTCTGGGGTATGAATAATCCTGGAGGTTTTAATCCTATTTATTTAGGACTTAATGGTGGTAAGCCAGGTAAAATTCCTTTTCAATTTAAAGGTGATACATCATTATATGGATGTAAACCCCCTGTAGAAGGTGCTGTATTCTCTGATAGAAATACAAGATCTGTATCTATGGTGGATCTTATGAAACCGTTTCAAATTGGTTATAATATTGTTAATAATCAAATTGCAGATATTTTAGTGGATGAATTAGGTACAGTGATTATGTTTGATCAGAACGCCCTACCCAGACATTCAATGGGAGAAGATTGGGGAAAGAACAATTTAGCAAATGCATATGTTGCTATGAAAAACTTCCAGATGTTACCTTTAGATACATCTATAACTAACACTGAAAATGCTTTAAACTTCCAACACTATCAAGTGCTAAACTTAGAACAAACCCAGCGTTTAATGTCAAGGATTCAACTTGCTAATTATTTTAAAAATCAAGCATTTGAAGTGATTGGTATTAATCCTCAACGTATGGGTCAGCAGATTGCACAACAAACGGCTACAGGTGTAGAACAAGCATTAAACGCATCATACAATCAAACTGAAGTGTATTTTGTACAACATAGTGATAATTTAATGCCAAGAGTGCATCAGATGAGAACTGAACTTGCACAATATTATAATTCTACAAAACCATCTATAAGACTGCAATATATTACAGCTGCTGATGAAAAGGTTAATTTTCAGATTAATGGTACAGATCTTTTAATGAGAGATCTTAATATATTCTGTACCACTAAGACTAATTCCAGATCTGTAATGGAGCAACTTAAATCCTTAGCACTTAATAACAATACAACAGGTGCTAGTATTTATGATCTTGGAAATATTATTAAAGCTGAATCTATTGCTGAACTTACAGGTGTTCTGAAAAAGTCTGAAGAAAAAACAAATGCACTTAGACAACAACAGCAACAACATGAGCAGGAATTGCAACAACAGCAGCAACAAGCTATAATGGAACAAGAAAGATTGAAACAACAATTTATTGCTGAAGAAAAAGATAAGGACAGACAAGCAAGAATACTTGAAGCTGAAATTAGAGCTGCTGGTATGGGAGCTGCTGTTGATATTAACCAAAATGCTATGTCTGATTATCAAGATGCTTTAGCTAAGATTCAACAGCAACAAAACTATACAGATACAACAAATTTTAAGAGAGAACAAGAAGTTAATAAAACAAGATTTAATGAACAAAAGTTAGATATTGAAAGACAAAGACTTCAAACACAACAAGAAATAGCTAATAAACAATTAGAAATAGCTAGAACAAACAAAAATAAATATGACGTTAAATCTTCTAAGAAATAAAATGAATTCTTAAAACATTAAATAAAAATTATAGCTCTATTATCCATTGGAATTTTTAACAATAACACTTTATTTTAAATCTTTAGAGTTTAATTCGTATATTATAATTGTAAATAAACCAATAATTACATGGAAACCAATAACACAATTACAGATGTAAACACATCTGTAGAAAAAGTAGATCTTGACATTGATAGCTGGCTTGGTGCGCCTGGTGCAGATAACATCATCACTTCTGCTACTAGTACAAAAGAAAATACTACATCAGATGAAAAACCCAGCATTTTTAGTAATGCAGCCACTGATGTTTCTTTTTTAGATGAAGAAGAAGTAAAGTCTGATGTTATCGAAACAGTGAACAATATTCTTGATGAAGAAATTCGTTCTGAAGAAGAACAAGGAGAAGAATTTACTAAAATAGGAAGACCTAAAACAGATAAATCATCTCTTATAGGTTTTCTTAAAAAAAGAATTGAGTCTAAAGAAATGTTTGCCTTTGATGATTATGATGATGAAAAACAATCTTTAGATGATTATCTTAGCTCTTTGACTGAAAAGGATGTAGATGAACTTTGGCAAGCTAATATTAGCAATATTAAACAAGAAGTTGCATCACATACTCCTGCTGAATTTTTCCAAAGTTTACCTGAAGAACTTCAATATGCTGCAAAATATGTTGCAGATGGAGGGCAAGACTTAAAAGGTTTGTTTCAAGCATTGGCACAAGTTGAACAAGTGAGAGAACTTAATCCTGAAGCTGATACGGATCAGGAAGCAATTGTTCGTTCTTATTTACAAGCAACTAATTTTGGTGACAATGATGAAATTGAAGAAGAACTTAATAACTGGAAAGATTTAGGACAGCTTGAAAAGAAAGCAAAACAGTTTAAACCTAAGCTTGATGCTATGCAAGAAGAAATGGTGCAAGCAAAAATTGCTCAACAAGAAATGATGAGACAACAACAAGAACAAGCTGCTGAAGTATATGTTCAAAATGTTTTTGAAACATTACGTCCTGGAGAATTAAATGGTGTAAAACTTGATAAAAAAGTTCAAGCATTTCTTTATAACGGACTTACACAACCTCAATATCCTTCTATTAATGGTAATCCTACTAACTTGTTAGGACATCTGTTAGAGAAATACCAATATGTTGAGCCAAGATATGATCTTATTGCAGAAGCTTTATGGTTGCTTTCTAATCCTGATGATTATAGAGCAACATTGATGAGACAGGGTAAGAATCAAGCAGTCGAACAAACTGTAAGGCAATTAAAAACTGAACAATCAAGAAATAAGGCAACTTCTACAGTAAATACAACTCCTTCTGAACAAACAAGAAAAATTCCAAGACAAACAAATATTTTTAAACGATAATTATTCAATAACAATTAAAATTCAATAACAATGGCAACACCAGTTTTAAACAATGGTATATTCCTGCGTGATAACAACTATAAAACTAGTTCTCACGTGGATTCATACCATATGACAAACATGCTGAAATCAGCAGAACCTATGGACCTTGGTCCAGTAGATCTTTGGGCTATGACTCAAAAAGTCGAAATGCCCCTCTATCAAATGTCCTCATTTGGTGGTAAAAATGTAATCATGGTAGATAATGCACGTGGAGAATACAAATGGCAAATTCCAGTTGCACAAGATCTTCCTTATTTAACAGAAGAATTATTTGTAACCAATAATGGTTCAACAAGTTCAACTTATGGTGCTGATGGTACTACTTTTAAAATACGTTTAAACAAGCGTACATTTGGACATGGTGATATTATCACTTATGACAAATATAACGGTGTTGAAATGTACATCACTGCTGATGACATTGTTCCTGCTGGTGATTCTTTTGTTTACACTGTACAAATTGTAAACAATGATAATACCAAAGCTATTACTCAAAATGTATCTAATCCTTTTAAAACAGGTGCTAAAGTATTCCGTAAAGGTTCTGCACGTGGAGAATATGGTGAGCGTTTTTCAGATATTGGAGATGTTCGTTCTGGATTTCGTGAATTCTACAACTTTGTAGGAGGTGCTGAAGCTCACGTTCATTATAGTATTAGCTCTAAAGCTGATATGATGATGAAAGGTGGTATGAAAGCTGATGGTACAGTTCCTGTAATTGAGTTGTGGAGAAACTTTGACAAGTCAATGGATCCATCAATCACTTCTCTTGAGAAAATGGCTGAGAAAATGGGACCTGATTATGTTAAAAAAGCATACCAATCTGGTCAACTTTCTCGCACTTTCTTAACTACTTTGGAAGCAGCTCACTTGAGCAAGATTGCTAATGACATTGAAACTTACCTTATGTGGGGTCAAGGAGGACGTTTGAAGCAAGATGGTCCAGATGATATCCGTTTATCTATTGGATTGTGGAAACAACTTGATAACTCTTACAAGCGTATCTACAATAAATCTAGCTTTGACTTAGATTTGTTCCGTGCTGAGATTTTCAACTTCTTTAATGGTAAAGTTGAATTCAAAGGACCAGATCCTCAACGTAGTCTTGTAGTACAAACAGGTATGGGCGGTATGAAACTTATCAATGAAGCAATTAAGAAAGATGCTGTTGCTTCTGGTATGGTGATTAATGCTCGTGAGGTTGGTGCTATTACTGGTCAAGGTATGGATTTGAATTTTGGATTTGCTTACACTCAGTATGTAATTCCATTCTTAGCAAATGTTAAGTTTGTGTTGAATCCAGCATTTGATAATGTACACACTAATGATATTGAAAATCCATTGATTGATGGTTTCCCATTATCATCTTATAACTTCATTATCTTTGATATCACTGATAACACAAATGACAACATCTTCTTGTTGAAATTATCTTGGGATAATCAATTAAAATGGTTCTATCAAAATGGTACTATGGACTATATGGGTCGTACACAAGGATTCCAAAGTTCTGGTAACTTTAATGGATACCGTGTAATGATGTCTCAAACAATGCCAGCAATTTGGGTGAAAGACCCAACTAAAGTGTTGAAAATTGTAATGAGAAACCCAATTACAGGTGGATCATTTTAGAGATATAAAATATATTTGGATTCTAAATTACTTTTTGTTATCTTTGTAGTATAAAACTACAAAATGTATAAAAAAACAAATTTAAAATCTGAAGAAATAATAAGGTTGTATAAAGAAGGAAAGATGTTAACTGAAATAACTCAGTTAACATCTTCCTCTCAACCAACAGTAAAAAAAGTTCTTTTAAATAATGGTATAGACTATAATTTAGATCTTAAGAAATCTAAAGAAGAAACTCTAAAAAAAGTTGTTGAACTTTATAAAGAAGGTAAATCACAGATTTACATTGAAAAAACTTTAAATTTAACACGTAAAACAATACGTGAATTATTAAAAGAATCTAATGTAATATACAGAAGTAAATCTGATCAACATCATATTCAATATAAAACTAAAATAGATCATAATATATTTGATGTATTATTACCAGAAGCATTATATTGGATTGGAATGTTATACACTGATGGTCATATTGAACAAAAAAGAGAAGCATCAATAGAACTTACTCTTCATGAACAAGATGAACAACATTTAGAAAAGTTTAAACAATTTTTAAAATCTAATAGAAAAATTTCCAAAGGAAATAAAAATTGTAAAAGATTAAGAGTTAATTCAGAAAAAATTAGAAATAGACTTGTAGAATTAGGATTTACATCTAATAAAAGTATATCTATAATTCCACATGAATTTCTTAAAAATTCAAAAGATTTCTGGAGAGGATGTATTGATGGAGATGGTGGATTGTATATAGATAAAACATCACATATTACATTATGTGGGACATTAGAAACAATATTTGAATTTATTATTTTTTGTAATAAACAAATAGATATAAAAGAAAAATATCCAACACAATGTAAAGGTAAAAATTTATATAAAATTTCATATTACGGACAAGATGCAAAAAATATAGCAACATACCTTTATAAAGATTCTTCAGTATATTTAGAACGCAAATATCAAACATATCTCAAATTCAAATAAATAAACAATTTTTTATAACTTTATAAATTTAAAATAAAATGGCAAACATAAATAAATTTTCTCCCACATCTCCAGATACATTTCTGAAACAGGAGTCTGATATGGCTCTTGCAAAATTTGGTCATATTAATGCAATAGTAGATGCATATAATACATTAGATACAGCTGTTACTTTTGGTATGCCTGTTGAAGCTGTAACTACTACACAATTTAATAAAACTTCAGATACAACTTTAGCTAATGTTACAGAATTGTCTGTAAATGTTATAGCAGGTGCTACATATGTATTTAAAGCATATTTACCTGTTACATCTCCAGTAACTCCTGGTATTAAAGTAGCAATGGGTGGTACTGCTACATGGACAAGTGTTAATGAAACTTCATATGCTTATACAGCTTCTGCTATTGCAACTGTTAATAATACTACAGCTACACCTGGAACTGTTTTAGCAAATGCTGCTGCTGCATATACAACAATTATAATTGAAGGAACTGTTAAAATTAATGCTGCTGGTACATTAGCAGTACAAATGGCTCAAAATACTAGTAATGGAACAGCTACTAGTGTATTAGTAAATGCAAGTCTTACTGTAACAAGAGTTTCTTAAAATTAATATAACATGAAAGGAAAAGGAAAAAAAGGTGGCAAAAAATCTTGCTAACTTTTAAAATAGAACCCCTACAAAGATAGTATCTTTGTATTCCCCAATATATGCCTATTTAAGAAGACTGGCAGCCTTCATTGGGGTCAACACTCACCAAACCAATAAATAAACCAAAACATGAGTACAATGACTATGGTGGAAATGTATCCACAAAACAAAAAATCTAAAATTGCAATTAGACCATTCTTTGATCCTAGAGTTGATAATATGGGATTGCAAAATTACGGGTTAGCTCTTTTTGACGGTGTCTTCCATGAAGAACAAATTGCTTGTTTAGAAATTAATGGTATCAAAAGATACTTGACAGGACTAAATGAATTTGCACCAGAACTTTATGATTTATCTGTAGAAGATAAAGAAGCTAAGATTAAACAAATTAGGAATGTAGTTTCCCAATTAGAGAAACAACTTAATTCTAATGTTGTTGATCCAACAGACAAAGAATTTTGGAATAAAGTTAAACTTCTTAAACCTGACAATTCGGAATTTTGGGATAAGATTAAGTTGCGTTGCAGTAATGAACCTGTATTTTTAGACCCAACGTCTGATCCGTATGATCTTATTAAATTATATGCAATTGAATCTGGAGGATTTAGTATGATAGCTAAATCATTAGAAGAAGCTAAATCAATGAATAAACCTCCAAAGTTCTATTTAGATAAACTTGAAGAGACAGCTAACACTAATACAGAAATTAAAAAACTTCGTAATAAAGCTGCTTCTGAACTTCATAAGCTCTTTGATAAAAATCAAAATAAACTATTTTACATTGCTAAAATATTAGATGTAAATAGTGCACAATATAAGAAGTCTACTCCTAATGATATTATTTATGATAATATGGATAAATATATTACAGGAGAACTTGTTGATAAAGACAAGAAAAAAACAGCAGAAAGATTTTTAGATGTTTCTAGACTTGATATGGAAGGATTAAAAATTAGAGCAATGGTAAAAGATGCTACATTTTATAAAATAATTGCTACAAAAGCGGATGGATTTATTTATCATTTATCTTCAGCAACAATGATGGGAAGAAATGCTTCTGATGTAACAGAGTTCTTAAAGAATCCTCTTAATGAGCAAATTTTGATTGATATTCAAACGCAAGTGGAAAAATTTTGGAATCAATAAAATTTAAATAATGAATAACAATTTGCTACAAATAAAAATTAAACAGAGGTTAAACAAACTTTCTAGTTTAGATTATGATAATTTGGAGTGTTGGCAAATTGCTGAAGCTTTTAATAAAGCTCAGATAGAATGGGTGAGGAGACAACTTCACGGTAATAATAATTATAAAGAAGGTGATGAAACTTCTATAAGAAGAATAGATGATCTTCAAAAATTATTAACTACTGTTAATATTTCTGGATCTATGGTTAGTCAAATATATTATGAAGTTGATAATTTTCCAAGTGATTATTTAAAATTCAAAAGAGTTTCAATTAGAGGAAAAAATGACAAATGTCCAGATAGACCTTTTGTAGTTTATTTAGCAGAAGAATCTGATGTAGATCTTTTATTAGCAGATAAATTTTCTAAACCTTCATTTGAATGGGGTGAAACATTCTGTACATTAGTAGGAAATAAAATAAGAATATATACAAACGGTGATTTTCAAGTGATTAATCCTAAACTTAACTACTACAGAAAACCTGTAGAAGTTGAATTTTTAGGATGTATTGATTTGAATACAGGTAATACTATTACAGAAGATGTAACATCAGAATTTAAAGATGATATTGTAGAGCTTATATGTGATGAAGCTGCTTCAATTTTAGCTGGTGATATTGAAGCAATGTTACAATATCAAAGAAATGAAAAATCAGCAGAAAGAAATAATTAAAAATTAAATAATAAGTAAATGAAAACTATATCACGGACAAATATTTTTAGCAATGCTCCTGTTAAAAGTGCTGAATATCCTGAGACTTCTTCTACATCATCTCTTGAAAAAATGACTGCGGCATGTGTTACAGAATTAATGAATGCTGCTGTTAGTTTTCATAAACTTCATCTTAAAGTGACTGGTGTTGGATCTCACGCAGCTCATAAAGCTCTTAATGAATTATATGAAGTTCTTCCTGACCATGCTGACACTCTTGCTGAAGGATTTCAAGGTGCAAGTGAAAAATTGCTGGAATGTATAGACACAGCACCAAGAATGTTGTCTGATGTACCTTCTGCTATTGTTTATTTAAGAGAAATGCACACAATGGTTACCACATTGCAATCTAAGATGCCTTATTCTGAAATTGCAAATGACCTTGATAATATTAAAAGCACAATTAATTCAATTAAATATAAACTTATTTTCTTAAAATAAATTTGGAATATTTAAATTCATATTGTATATTATTCATATAAACATTTATTTATAACAATTAAAACTTAAAACTATGTATTTTAGTCACGCCTTTAAAATGTCCCTTTTAGGGACTAGTCCTTTTTCACCAAGCACTGCTACAGCAACATCTGCATTAACAGCTGGTCAAATTGGATTGTATAATAGTAGTTATGCCGCAGTTACTTATGCTGCTGCTGCAACTACACAACCTTTCTACATTGTACAAGGTTCTTATTACAAATCTAGTGGATATTCTGATACTATTGGAAGCCATGGTGGTTATCAAGAATCTGTAAAATCAAAGCTTATTAATCCAAAATATATTAGCCGTATTTTTTGGATTGGTGCTAAAGCTCCTGTACAACAGGTTGTTCAGATTCCTGTAAGTTGTGGTTTAACTTGCGACACCACTTATCGTCTTCGTGTAGATGTTAAAGGTAGTCCTGCTTTACGCTTCTTGTCTCACAACATTTATCGTGTGCTTGATAGCTACACTGGTTGTTGCAGTACAACTAACCCCACTTATGTAAAAGATCCTGTTGCCACTATTGTTGATTGGAAAGAGCAGATTAATTCTTCTGCTTATTTTAATCAAATGGTGCAAGCTAGAGCATTTGCTTTAAAAACAACCAATACGACTACTGCTGCTAATGCTACTGCTGTAAGTACTACTTCTGCTACATTTGTACCTTCTTCTTTCACTGGAATTTATGTAGGTCAGCGCGTTGTTGGTACCGGTATTCCTGTAAATGCTTATGTTACTACTGTAAATGGTACAACAAATATTACCATTACTTACCCGACACAAGCAACTGCACCTGCCGCTTCTGTATTTAATACTTTATCTATTAAATATTATAATGATCTTTATGGTGCTAACGGTGGTACTACCACTTTTTTCAATACGATTGTAGGCAATGCTGTACAACCCACTTATGTAGGTCAAGCTACTTATATTCCTGGAACTAACACTCAAGCTACTCCTACAGGTGTTGCTACTAGTGCTATTGTAGGTGCAACTGCTACTTTATCTGCTGCTACTGTAGGTGCTCATGTGTATACTCCTGCTGCTGATGCTGCTACATTTACTACTGATTGTTTCTTGGAATTAACTGCTGCTTATGTAGAAACTAAGTTTGGTAACAGCACTTTCACTGTAACTGATAACTATGATCTTGAGCCTCTTAAAATTATTGCTTCTGTAATGGATGATTCTGGTAATCCTTGTCTGACTACTTGCATTGGTTCTTCTCCGAACATTGGTGTTGCAGGTATTGCCACTGAAGTACAAGCTGCTCAACAAGCTCAAGGTGTTGGTGAAACTGTACTTCGTGATCTGATTCTTACTGGTAGATATCGTCAAGAAGCCTTTGGTGATGGTGTAAACATTGACACTTTCCGTATGAGGGAAATTGAAGCAAACCCTGGTGTACTTAATATGTTAAGTGTTGCAAACAGAAATGGTTTGTACAACAAGCTTTGCATACTTCACAATGTACCTCGTTGGAATAATCCTACTGGTGTATTTGATAATGATCAATACTTAATTGAAATTGCTGTTCCACAAGCAGTTGGATTAAGTTCTTTCTTTGCAAATACAACGACTAGTGCTGGTAAGCTTTCAACAATTACTAATAGTGGTTCATCTTTTATTGGTGACTATATCGCTTCTGCTGCAAATATTGCAAATGGTGCTTCTGGTGTTACAATATCAGCTGCTGCTGCTGTAGTTCCTGTTGAGATTTACTAATTAAATCTAATAAATAAAGAAAGAGAGGATTTATTCCTCTCTTTTTTTTATTTGCAGAATACAAAAAAAATCAGTATATTTTAAATGTAAACTTAGTAATATATGCCAGTACAACATCAATTAGCATTAGATATTCCAGAAACTAATAATGTTAGCATATTTAGAGTAGTTGATGCAAGTATTTATGCTGAAGGATTAGATGTAAAATGTGCCACATTACAAATTACATCTCCTGGATTTACATCACCTGCTGAAATTGATGTTACAACATACGCAAGTAGTGGTGTTGCATCTTTTAATTTAGTGCTAAATGCCTGTACGTTAGGTATTATGAATGGTAATTGTAGTCCTCAAGCACCTGCATTACCCGATGGAATATATAAAATTAAATATTCCGTAAGTCCTAATGATCAAGTTTATGTTGAATATTATCATTTAAGATTGACGCAAACTTTAAATGTTTATAATCAGCAATTATGT